TAAAGTAATGCTTGAAATGGAGTTTGAACAGATTGCCGCGATAATGATCAGTGAATTGAAACGGCAAATCGAAACCTTCAGGAAAGATCTGGAACGCAGAGAAAAAGCTGAGGGTGTGTGTATAGATAATGACCCTTACGCTGATCTCGATGCTTACCTGAATGCACATATCGAAGCGTTTAGTCTGGTACTGGATTACTACGGAGGTGATTATGTCATTAAGTAAAACTGAAAAATTCACTGCAATTACATGGGGTTTAGCTGGAGCTTTACTTCTTACATTGTTAGTCAATGCTGTTGAAACTTCTCTTGATCGACCTGATGTTCATATCAGTTATTCTACTGGAGAATGTGTAAGAGTTCTTAATTACGTTGAAGGAGATAGCTATTCTTGTAATAATTTTCCTTCTAAATATAACAAAGTGTGGGTAAAATAATATGTTGATATGGCAAAAAGAATCTCCAGTTACTGGTGAAACCAACACAATGGCTATCAATGCGACAGTTGAACAAGTCGAGTTGTGGCAAAACGGTACGCTTATCCAAGAAGCTATGCCTTCAGCAACTGCTGATCAGAGGGAGTTTCTAATCAGTGGCTGTACTCCAGCATGCTGGGATCAATTAGGAGGAGAAGAGTAATGAAGGGCATGGCGTACTGTGACTACATTGCGCATTCAGTAATAAAGCCGGCACTAGGAGAAGATGGCTTTATTACTGAAGTTGGTAAAGTTAAAATGGATCTTTGTCCTAAAGAAGGATACTTAGTATCTACAGCAAAGACCATCAATGTCAAAGATCAGAATGGCAAAGAATATAAAATTACTGTTGAAGAAATTTAAAATAAGTGAAAATAAACGTTTACAAACACTGTAAACTATGATATAATATACCTATATTAAATGATAAAGAAAGGAAAAGATTATGGATAGAATGGCAATGATCAAAGCAGCTGCAGAAAAAGCTAAGCAAGAAGTAGAATTTAAAGCTGCTGTAAACAGGGTTTATTCTAAACCAAAAGACCACTATAACAAGCTTACGAAGACAGTCAAAAAGGCTGCTCATCAAGCTCCTGGTAGTCTTGAATGTTTTAAAGAAGAAAATATGTTCTATACAGACAAAGAGACTCAAGATTTTATTGCGGGTTCATCTTTAATGGATGCATACAACGATCAAAAAAACGATTGGGATTAAGCTATGACTCAGTATACTGATAAAGTTGAATACGTAAAGCGTAAACAATTTGTTGAAGAATGGGCTGCTAAATGTGATTATATGCTAGCTCAAAATGGTTATATTGAGCGTAGCTTTAATAGTGGTTTAATAACACGTTCTTATGCTGATGGTAGAACTGAAACAATTCAAGAGTCTATGGACTTTGCAAGTCTTATGAAATCGGCACCAATCAAATGAACTATATTGGATCTATAAACTACACCCCATCGGGTCGTAAAAGAAAGAGCAAAGCTCTTAAGACAGTGCGTAAAACCAAGCGAGTGTTTAAACCACTTAAGGTAGAAAAGTCTTTAGCTGAACTTAGAATGGAAGAATTCAATACCAAGTATCCATCTTTTACTGGAGAATCTAAATATCAAACTCCAGAAGACACCTCTTGGAAAGCAACAGAATCCAAGAATTTCACAGTCGCGCCAGCATATAATAAAGGCGCATATCAAGTAATTCCACGTAAAGATGTGGAACATATAGGAAAGTAACTATGGAAATCATAGAAATAGCAGCAGGAATCGCCTTCGCGGGCTTTATTATGTGGTTTGGAATAACATCATCAATTATAGCAGCAAATGAAAACGCCGCAAGACGTAAAAACTTTGATGCCGGAACTCATGATTATTATGGTAATAAACTAGGAGAAGATGATGACAAATAACATGTTACTTAGTGAGTTTAACGGCTCAGATGATTTTAAAAATCGTAAAGCTGAGGTACTACGTTCGTTTGGAGATAATCCTAGGTTTGGAATTCGAATGTATATTGATGGCGAATCTCTAGGCATTGAGTGGTACAAAGGACATAACGAACTGTATGCTGAGTCAGCTGCTGAAAACTATGTTCTAGGCATTAAAAACTATGAAAGGAATTAATTGAAAATAATTGTTTACATTTGTAGTAAAGTATGTTATAATAGATCTATATTATAAAAGGAGTAGATTATGGCGAGTAAATCATTGGAGAAGGCTAGAGTTAAAGGCCGCAAAAACAGAAGTTCTATTGATTCAATTAAGATGGGTGATGAACCAATCTTTAATAAAGGTGAAACTTCAAAAGATGCAGCAAAGCGATTAGCTTTGTGGAGTAAAGCTGCTGCTTGGTATAACTATTTCTATAAGCCTAAAGACTATATTGATCCTGTATTATCCTTTGCTACTGAAGTCTGCAAGTACGATAAAGATAAAATTAGAACTCTTAAGAAGCTTAAGGATTGGGAACTTACTCTTACTCTTGGTAAAGTAGCAAAGCTTTGGCAAAGAGGCTATGAATATACTAAGCCTGAAATGAAAAGATGGAAAGCAGAGCTTAATGAAATCTATATCAAAGCACAAACAACCATAGAAGAAGAAGTTGCTGTTCCTACCAAAAAGGTTGTTATATCAGTTCAACAAAGGCAAAGAGATAAAATCAACGAAACTATCGCAGTAGATTGGGATGAAATAGTTGATGGCTGGTGCGATGAAAAATACACTCAAAGTATCGATGTGTTTAAGTTGTTTAAGGCATATGATCTTAAAGGTTCATCTATAAACATGTTTAAAGATATGGTGATGCTTGAGTATCAACCAATTAAAGACGCGTATGACCAAACGTGTGAGCAAAGCATTGAAGCCTATAGCCATATCACTAAGCGTAAGCAGAATAAAATGCTTAAGGTTATGGAAGGTATCTTTAGTGATTTAGAACAATTAAAGACTGCTAATAAAGCAGCTAAAGTTCCAAGAGCTAAAAAGCCTAAAGCTTCTGATGTGCAAATAAAGAACCTTAAATATCGCACCGATAGTGTTGACGATAAGGTAAGTTCTATCAATCCAGTTATGATTCCTGGTAAAGACGTATTGTTTGTATATAATACTAAGTCTAAAAAATTAATTCAGTATAATACAAATTCAACAAAAGGGTTTGAAGTAAGTGGTACTACCATTAAGAATATCTGCGAAAAAAGTAGGCAAACTACTCTTAGAAAGCCAGGAGAAATACTGCCACTTATTTTAAATAAATCAATCAAGCAAATCGACAAACTAGTTTGGGATACTGTTACTACTAAGATCAGTGAACCCAATGGTAGAATAAGTGCCGATTGCATACTACTCAGGGCGCTATGATTATTGACTTAGAACAAAAAATTATGACAAAAAAGCGGTTCTCAACTGCCGTAGAACAACTAGTTGTAAAGGGAAATATGTCTTATATAGATGCAGCAACTTATATTATTGAAGAGAGGGGTATGGACTATAGTAATCTAAAGAAACTATTAACAGATTCACTCAAAGATAAGATGGAAGCTGAAGCAATAAGACTTAATTTAATTAGAGGCAAAAAGGGTAATCAACTACCCATTTAGGAGAATATTATGAGTAACGTTATTATACCATCATCACCAGCAGATGTTAAGCGAATCAAAGACTGTATTATTGAAATCAGTAATGCTATGACTTTGATCCAAGCACAAAAAGACTTTATTAAAGAGGCTGTTAACCTTTGCGTTGAAGATGTTGAAATTGATAAAAAGCATTTGAAAAAAATGGCCACGATCTATCACAAGCAAAACCTATCTGAAATCCTAGGTGAGATCGAAGATGTAGAAGCTTTGTACGAAGGAGTCATGGCTTAATAATGTTTGATTTCTTAACCGCAATAGTTAATGGGATTTTTAAACTAGCAGTCTGGTCTTTAATTACTGCGGTTATTTTAACAATATATTTATCAGAGTCAGGGGTTATACATTAATGGATCCATTTGAATCATATAAGTTATATAACGCGTTAAAGCTACACTTTGAGTCTGGTTACGATGCTGTTAAATATAACTTTAAGTCTAATGTAAGTCAAAAGACATTCTTTAAACGAAGAGATAAGTACTTCTTTGCTAAGCTAGCTAAGAAACACAATGGTAATCTAAAAGATTACTATATCTCTAACTTTAAAATGGGTCTGAGTTACATTGGTGACATGATGGATGATGATGGCGAAAGGAACTATAAGGATCACCAAAGGATACAAGAAAGTATTCATAGAGTGTTTTCAGTTGATATAAATAGATTACGAGAAGAGGATATTGTCTTTGATGGATTGTTTCAATCTGTTGATGGACAACTACCTCCACTCGTTAAACTATGGTTGCAAGAAGAGATTAGTTTAGAGACTGTTGTTATTCTTAACGCCATTTTTGGATTTGTACCTAGAGAATCTGTAAAGATATCGGACACAATTATGTGGCCTGATACTCAACGGAAGATCGAAAAGTATAGTCCATTCGTAAACTTTAGTCGTGATAAATGTATAAGTTTATTACAAAAAACGTTTACAAACGCATGAAAATGTGTTATAATATAACTTATATTATGCATTATGTGAAATACAATAGAAACGACAATTTTGTCGTAATACAACGCAATACGGAGATATAAAATGTCATTTGCAAACCTAAAGAGCTCGCGAGGCTCGTCAATCGACCAACTCGTAAAAGCAGCGGAAGCTGTATCTACTAAAACTGAATCAAAGAACTACGATGATGATCGGTTTTGGAAACCTACTAGAGATAAGGCAGGAAACGGCTATGCCGTAGTCAGATTTTTACCAGCTAAAGAGGGTGAAGACCTTCCTTGGGTAAGGTATTGGGATCATGGCTTTAAAGGTCCTACCGGTCTTTGGTACATTGAAAATAGCCGAACTTCAATTGGACAAGAAGATCCTGTTAGTGAATCAAATGGTTTACTATGGAACTCTGGTCGTGATGAGGATAAAGCATTAGCNCGGGAAAGGAAAAGACGTCTACATTATGTGAGTAATGTGCTAGTCGTATCTGATCCATCTAATCCTCAAAATGAAGGTAAGGTATTCGTATACAAGTTTGGTAAAAAGATCTTTGATAAAATCATGGATGTAATGCAGCCACAATTTGCAGATGAACAACCAGTAAATCCATACGACTTCTGGGAAGGCGCTGACTTTAAGATTAAAATTCGTAAAGTCGAAGGTTGGGTAAACTATGATAAGTCAGAGTTTGCGCAGGCTGCCCCTCTTATGGGTGGAGATGAAGAACAACTTGAGGGTGTATACAACAAACTACATTCTTTGGCTGACTTTATTGACCCTAAGAACTATAAGTCATATGATGAACTTAAAGCTAAGATGAATAAGGTGCTAGGCGTTGACGCTGGTCATGTAGCTATGGATAACAATTCCATGATGCAATCAGCTCCTGTTGTTGAACAACCAACAATGGCAGCGGCTGAATCAGCTCCTTTAAGTTCTAGCGATGAGGGGGAAGAGGACACATTGTCCTACTTCGACAAGCTAGCTCAACAGGGCTAGCTTGAATAGGCAACGGCGAAGTCTATAAGGATTGGGAGTAACCCGGTCGAAGAAGGAAACTATAATTCCGAAGTAGCACAATGGTAGTGCATTTCACTGTTAA